ATGGCCGCAACGAAAAGACGCCGCACCAAGGGCGCGGGAGGAGTGTTCAGGGACAAGGCCGGCAAATGGCATTTCCGCACCGAGATCACGGCCGACCCCGGCACCGGGCACCGCCGCATCATCGAGACCACGGGACTGGTCAAATCCGACGCCCGCCAACGCCACGAGAACAAGCTCAGGGAATACGAGCGCACGGGCATCATCCATTCCAATCAGTCGCCCTACCTGCGCGACTACATCATCCGATGGTGCGGGCAGCGCCGCCGCGACCTGAAACCCAACACCTGGTACAACCTCGACAAGCGGTGCAACATCATTGCCGACACCATCGGGGGAGTGCGGCTCGCCGAGCTCACGCCCGCACACGTGCGCCTCATGATGGACAGGCTCGGCCGAACCCGCGCGCCGCGCACCGTGCGAGAATACCACGGGATACTCAAACAGGCGCTCGACGACGCCGAACTCGAGGAGCTCATCGACCGCAACCCCTGCCGCAGGGTCAAACCGCCACGCTACGAGGAGACCCCGCAGAGGATACTCGACGAATCACAGCCCAAGGAACTGATCGCAGCGGCCGTCAAGGCACCCATGGCCGGAGGCAGGCGAGGCCCGCACGACTCCCCGGAGGACACCGAGATGTGGGCCATCCTGTTCGAACTCGCGTTCGCCACAGGCATGAGGGAAGGCGAACGATACGCGCTCATGCCCTACGAGCTCGAAATACGCGACGGCATACCCGGCATCTTCGTCCAACAGCAGCTCCAGGACTACGTCGGCGGCGCCGACGCGGTGATACCCAAATGGCACAACGCCGTCCACGTGGTCGGCGGACTCTGGCTCGTACCACCCAAATCCAAGAAAGGCGTACGCTTCGTGCCCATCACATGGAACCTGTGGAACCGGCTATGGAACCGCATCATCATGTTCGGCATGCACCCCCACCAGTTCATCTTCAACAACCTCCTCGGCCGACCCATACGACAGGAACAGGAAAACCGACGCTGGAGAAACGCCCTCCAAGCAGCCGGCCTCCCATACGTCAAAATCCACTCCGCCCGCCACTGGACAGCCACCAGAGTCGCCGAATCAGGAGCCAGCGAAGACGAACGCATGGCCGTACTCGGCCACACCGACATCCAAATGACCGCCCGATACACCCACTGGGGCACCAAGGCGCTCGCCGATATGATGCGCGAAGCCATACCCAGCCTCACGGATGACAGCGCGGACGTGTCATAAAATGCCGTGTTCAACACCCGCAGTGCCGCGCTCGTATCATTTTGCGACACGCGCGGGCAATCCAAAAATGGGACGAACTTATGCACATTCCGATAAAAAATGTGCACAAGTTCATCTATCGCGTGTAGATTGGACATACTGTGCGCGACGGGATGGCAAGGGAAGATCGTCGTGTGCCGTGAATAGGAGCAATCATCATGACGAGAACCGTAATGGATGTTGACGAGCAGACATTGCTTGAGCAATACAAAAAAATAGTGGTCGTGCCAGTAATCCCAGATCGAGACAAGGTCGACCCGGCTCTATTTAGGCGGCCCTCTCTGTATGGTGAGCCGCAGAAAGTGATTACCAGAACCTATGTGGGAGTCTGAGCATGCCTTCATGGGATGAGATTATTAATCAGGTCGAGTCTGCACCGAACGGCGTTATCGATATCACGCGTAAGGAGTACATCTCCAAGCTGGCCGAAATACGGGGCAGGAACGTCATATGCTATTACTCCGGCTGGCTGCAGGATTCCCAAGGGGTTCAGGAAACAAGTCTGTTGGATACTGACATGACGGGTTTCATGACCAATGTCCATGAACTGGATCGGTCTAAGGGGCTGGACTTGATTCTCCACACCCCAGGAGGCGATCTTGCTGCCGCGGAAAAGCTGGTGGATTATCTGCGGGACTGCTTCGACGGGGACATCGAGGCGTTCGTGCCTCACATGGCCATGTCAGCGGGAACCATGATCGCCTGCGCATGCAAGAAGATTTACATGGGGAGACAATCGTCGATTGGTCCCACCGACCCGCAATTCAATGGTATACCAGCCGGCGGCGTTCTGGAAGAATTCGCACAGGCGGTAGCAGAGACAACCTCCAATCCCTCGTCCGTGCCCATGTGGGCGCAGATAATAAGCAAGTATCCTCCCACCTTTCTCGGCGACTGCAAGAAAGCAGTCGAAGCCTCACAAAAGATGGTCAGAACCTGGCTGGAAACAGGCATGTTCAAAGACGATGAAGATGCAGAGGACAAAGCACGAAACATTGCGGAATGGCTTGGTACCCACGCGAATTCCGCAATGCATAATCGTCATATCTCAGCCAAAGACGCAAAAGCGCACGGCCTGAAAATAGTGGATCTGGAAGACGACAACGTACTGCAAGACTGCGTACTCACTATCCATCACGCCTACATGGCAAGCTTCGAACGCAGCCAAGCAAAAAAGATGATCGAGAACAGCAACCAAAAATCATGGGTACGCATTGTCAGATGAACACGGACTCCTTTACCTAAGCTCTGACAACCAAACCGCCCCGGCGCTCGCAAAGAGCGATCGGGACGGTTTGGTGTATGTGACGGTAGAATCGTTGGTGGGAGCAAGGAGGTTTAGCCATGGGATTTAGGATGCGGAAGTCCATTAGCCTGGGCAAGGGTGTCAGGGTCAATGTGTCGAAGCGTGGCCTGTCCACGTCGGTGAAGATCGGGAACACCACTTTGAACACGAGGGGCAAAGCGACCACCCGTCTCGCGCCAGGTGTCAGCTATGAGACGAGTCTTACCGGCGGAAGGAAAAGAAAGACTGCGAAAGCATCCGGAACTAAGAACCGAACTGCAAGTACGAGTCGCGTCAACCGAAAAGACGAGAAGAAGAGAAACGCGAGAGACAGGGCCGCGTTTCGCGAAGAACGAATGGCGGAAGCCGGACGATTCGACGGACGCAGCCAATCCAGCGATCTGCCCGAAATCAGCCCCGACATCGTAAACGAACCCACTCCATACCTCGACAACAAGATGGGATGCGGCACAGCCCTCCTATACCTACTCGCCATCCCAGCACTACTCGGAGCCATGCTGTTCCTCTACCTCGCATGGTACGGATACTCCCGCCTGGCAATCCACCCCGAAAACATGCGTGGCAGCACAATCGCGCTAGTCATAGGAACGATTTGCGCGCTCATCGTCATAGCCGCAATCATCTCCTTCTGCAAATCCCTAAGCGGCAAAAAGAAGGATTAGCCACACGATACAAAACTGCTCCGGCGCACACAGAGAGGTCGGAGCGATTCATATTATTTTTTTCGTCACGCCACGATGCGGTCGCGCAGCAGGTTCCTGTAGTCCTCTATGATTTGGAGGGTGAGTTGAGCTCGGCGGCCATCTGGTGGGACTCACCGTCATACATGCGTTCGGCCAGCGCGTATCCGGCGGGGTTGATGAGCAGCATTGCGGTCTCGCGTCTGCATCGGCGCTCGATCTTACTGCCCGCGCATCCGTCCGAGGTGTCGTCACCATGCCGCCAATGGACGAGTTCGTGCACTAGGGCGCAGCGCTTGCGCACATAGGTTATGCGCCGGTCGATGAGCGCCGTGTTCGTGGCCAGGCAGTAAATTCCATCGAGCTTGCCGGGCAGCAGGGCACTGGACACTTGCAGATCGGGTGCGACCTTGTGCAACGCCATGCGCATCTGCCCGTAGTTCATACGCGGTGACACCGGAAGGAGGGGTTCTTTCCGCCATCCGTAGTTCATTCGTCCCCTCCTCCGGTTATTCCGGCAAGCAGTCTCGCACGGATTTCATCAGTGAGCGAGTAGAAGGCCGGGCGGGTGCCTTTGTGCGACACCGCCTCAGTCTCCTCCAGAGAGCCGAGGCCTTGCGTGATTTTCTTTCTTCCCAGTCCCAGTCCTTCGCCCAGCTGTCTGCGGGTCACCCTATGCGGGGATTCCCCGAACAGTTCCTCCTGCACGAGCACCGCGATTATGTTGGCTTCGACGTCGTCCCACTGCCGTTCCTCTTTCAGGCTTTCGAGCCGGTTCACGGCGTGAAGAAGCATGTAGCCTTTCTCAGACAAGTCATCGATGAGTTTTTTCTGTGCGTCCGCGACGAATTTCATCATCCGGTATACGAATATGCTTCCGTCGCGCCGATTCAATGGATGTTGCGCGTCTTCGAAGGCCTTGTAGTAGCGGTCTTTGCCGTCGTAGATCACGGGGCTGAGGCTGATGGCGGTCGGCGCGCTCAGATGCTGTCTGAGCTGCAGCGCGAACAGGAATCGTCCCGTGCGCCCGTTGCCGTCGTAGAACGGGTGGATGTATTCGAACGCGAAATGGCACATCGCCGCGCGGATCAGCGGGGGCACGTCCCGGTTGCGGGAAAGAGCAATCCATTGCGTGAGCAGGACCTTGATTTCCGATTCAGGGGTGATGCCGGTGTGGATCCTTTTGCCGGTGGATGGGTTGTCGATGTAGACGGGTCCGTTGCGGAACAGTTCGCCGTCCGGCTTGTCCTTCTCGGCGAGTTCGCCTGACATGACTTTGTCGTAGATGGCTCGGATCTCGTTGAGTGTTTCGGGCATGGGTTCGGGCTGTTCGCCGCTGAGTGTGAGGAAGAGTTTCGCGAATTCGCTGAAGCGCTTGTGCGGCCCGTCGTTGAGCGCGGCTTCGAGGGCGTCGCTGATTTCCCTGCGTGTGGAGCGGACGCCTTCGATGTCGTTGGTGCTTTGCATTTCCGTGCCGATGAGGTCGTGCAGGTAGGCGCGGCGTGCGATTGGGGGCAGCGCGTTCCATAGTTCGGCGACTTTGTTTTCCTGGTCGCGTATGCTGTCGGTGATCGTGGCGAGTTCGCGGAAGTTGACGACGAAGAGTTCGCTGCCGCGTAGCGTGATGCCGGATCGGAACGTGCTCCATCCGTTGAGTCGTTGCCGGTATTCGCGTTCGGCTACGGTCTCCGGTGTTTCCGTGGACCGGCTCATGTGCACGGTTTGCCGGATGCTTTTGTAGTCCATCGTATTGTTCCAATCGCTTCATAAGAGCGTTTATATAAACGAAAACCATACTCCTAATGTTCCAAAACGCCGAAATGGAACATTAGAGGCGTGAAACATCACGCCGGATCGTCTCCATCACCGTCGAACTTATGCTCATCCTCAAGTGCGACGATGTCCATGTCACCACGATGGAGTTTCTTGAGCGTTTCGTCTATTCGCGCCTGTTCATCAACAACAAAGCGCTCGCCAGCGGGTTTCTTTGTTGTTGTGGTTTGTTGTTCGAGGGATTGCATGACTCCCCTCATCGCTCTAGGATGTATTGCCCGACAGCTAGTGTCGGGCAATACATGAGGCATCAGGACTCGATGCGTTGCACCTCGCTGCGAATCTCCTCCGCAAAGGCATAGATACCGTTGAGGTCATCGATTGGGTGACGTTCGCATTTCTTTTCTTCGTCGAAAAGACCAATGTACTTCTGCTTTGTGTTGAAGAAGAGTCGGGCGACGGGCTTGCGGTTGTTGTCGTCAAGGAAGACGGCGCAATAGTTCTTGGCATCGCGCATGGTGATTCGGGCCGGATCTACTTCACTGCATGCGATGGCCTTTATGATGCGATAGGCGGCGATCTCTTCCTCTGTGGTTACGATTCCGTCGTCGTCGGCTTCGGCCGTATCCTCCGCAGCCTCGTTATCGGTATTGTCTTCTCCGGCCGGGGACATCTTGATGTCGTCGGCGCCGAGTGCGGTCTTCAGCCGGTCGTTCACCTGGTCGGAGAGGAAACGTTTCAATGCCTTTTCGACTAACGGCCTGAATTTATCCATGACGTTTTGCCGGAATGCACCGTCATAGACGTGTGCGGCGAGGAGCTTCACGAAATCGTCCGAGGGCTCCTTGAATTCATCCGATACTGCGCGTTTCAATGCGCCGACATATTTCAGTTCTTCGGCGCTGTTGGCGATTGATTCGATGTCGAACGCGGGTTTGGTGAGTTTCTTCAGCTCCGAAAGGATGGTTTCGTCGATGTCGAGCAGGTCGAGTACGAGGAACGGCTTGGAGTCCATGCGATTGGGTTCGTCGATGTCCATGTAGAAGTTCCATACCTGGCCATTGGTAAGCACGCCGATGCGCGCTTTGGTCGTAGCGAAGTAACGGTAAAGCTGACTGGCGTTTTCGAGGGAAAGCTGCGCTCCGACTTTCTTGCACTCGATGAGGATCTGCACCTGACCGTCGAGGACGAGAGCATAGTCGACTTTTTCGCCTTTCTTGACGCCGACGTCAGCGGTGAATTCGGGCACGACCTCCGTGGGATTGAACACGTCATAACCGAGCACCTGACCGATGAACGGCATGATGAACGCCGTCTTGGTCGCCTCCTCCGTCTCGATGGAGTCCTTCAGATCGGCGACTTTGGCCGCAACGCTCTTGATCGCTTCTTCGAATTCCATGTGATTCACCTTTCTTGTGTTATGCCGTCTTCGGCTTTGATCCTGTTGGCCCATGTGTCTAGGTCTATGTCCTCGTCGTCGATGTCGGCGGGCACCGGGGGAGTGGTGGCGGAGTCTTGATAGTCTTCGATGACGCCTGCGTCTTTTGTAAGTCGTTCGGCGTCCGCGATGATGGATGATAACGGCATGCGTAGGGCGTCGGCGAGTTTTCTGAGTTGTTCGTAGTCTGCGACCGTATTGAGTTCAAGTATGCGTCGGAGTGTTCCGTAGGGTACGCCGGACTCGTCGGCTAGGGCTCGCGTTTTGATGTTTCGCACGGCCATAGCTCTCTTGATCGCGATTGAGAGCGTCTTCGATTCAATCGTTGCGGTCTTCTTTCCTGTTGGCATATGAGTCATATTACTCATAAGTGAATCAAATTTGTTTCATATGAGACACGCCGGGTTTTGTGTGACACGCAGTGCGTCCTATCATGTCTCATATGAAACAGAAACTGCTTGAGCAAAAACATTTAGGGGTTGCAATAAAGCAAGTCCTTGCGGAGGTAGATATGACTCAGATTGCGCTCGCAGACAGATCCGGTATCCCTCGCAACACGTTGAACCGCAAGATCAATGTCGGCATTTTCAACTTCGACGAGCTGAGACGCATCGCGTGCGCCGTGAATCGTCCGCTGTCCTCGATTGTTGCTTCGGCAGAGCGGCTTGACTCCGCCGAGGACGCCATCCCGGCGCTCGCCGAAGGAGGTACGAAATGAGAAAAATGAGCAAGGGCGATGTCCGGGAGTGGCTGCCCGGTGAGTCTCTTGAACGGGTTGACTTCGGCAACGGCGTTACGGGAATGGATAAACGCTGCCCGAAGGACGATTCCGACCGGGGATTGAAACAACTCATGTGGAAATGCGCTGCAATCGCGGCAGACGGCGGGCCTCACGTGAAAGTGGCATTCTGCGATTATTGGATCGACGGACAAAAGGTACCGGGACAGTTCCAAGTGAGCTGGACGGGACATACTTCATCCACCGGCGGATTCGACTCGACATGGTCGTATCTCAACGGACTGCAGAACGGCTACCTCATGGCGGATCATCACTGTTCCGGCTTGTATGCCACTCTCCGAAGCTTCTTCAGCGGCATGTTCGGCTCGTCGTCCCAACGCCATGAGAACACCACCGGAACCGGGCCGTTGGTCACGTACTCGATGGTCTCGGACGGCTCGAACGAATCCGGAATCTTCGTTCGCAACCGAAGCACATATGAATCATCATCAAGCGTCACCGACTCCACGTACACCCTGCGAGAACCGGTGATTGTCACACGTCGTATGGATCCGCGAACCCATTCCGCCTCTCCGAACGGCGGCTTGTCGAACTCCGCCCGTTGCATGGCGGTCTGCTCGTTCAGACTGTCGGCCTGGTCGCGCAGGGCAGCTATCTGGCTTTTCAGTAAATCGATGTCATCACGCCGGTTGTCGTCGCGTTCCTTGGAGCTTCTGTGCTCCATGACCCATCCGGTAATCGTCACGACCAGGGTCAGCACGAATCCGGCAAGCTCGACGCCATGTTCCGCAATCCAATTCATGAACCACACACTACATCAATCCAACATCCTTGTTCTCGCTGGAGGTGCGGAATGAGTGGGATTTCTCTTAGGACTTCAGTGCTCGCAGCTGATGATCTCGTTGATTACCTCGTCTCGGTGTATCCCGAGCTCGCTGACCCAGGCGACATGGACATCGATTTCGAATCGTATGGCAAGTCCGTGAAGGAAAGCTGGGTTGAGTTTCCTCTGATGTTCGACAATCTGATTGACCGTGCGCGACACGTCGAGACGCAATACCTGAAAACCAGCTACATGATCGAACGCGGCGTCGAATATTGCTGCGTCTCCAGACCGAACAGCCACGGAGACATCGTCAGCAGCATGTGCGCAGTGGTTACGAAGGACGATGGTTCGTCCATCATCCTCGACCCCGACCGTCCAATCATATACGGTCTGATCCGCGCCAACCCGCAGCGACCGCTTAGCGACCTCATTGGCGTCCAAAGCTATCTTGTTCGCGTTTTCAGCGAGTTCGTTGGCCGCCCCGGCTTCACCGTTCGCCGACTCGGCAAGCTCGTTTGCGTCCTTCGCGAGCTGATTCGCCTTGCCCGTCTGGAACAGGGCGATCACGCCGCACACGCCACCGGCGACACCGACAAGCCCACCGAACCCACCAATGAAGGACCACAGCCACTGGCAAAAGGAGATAAACGATTGCATACGAAAAACTCTACCGCCCCAGTGACGGCCGTCGAGAACACCCTTCCAGCGCTCGCCGAAGGAGAGGTGGAGTGATGTGTATTAGCTGCTCATATTCATCATTGCCCGCGAACCGTGCGCGTCAATTGGCTGAAATCGTCGGTATGAGACCGGCGGAAATCGCACGAATCGATGAGCATCCGTTACGGGTCGATTATCTAGGTGCCGGTAAAGCCGTGGTCTACGTCACGAAAATCGTGCTGGTAGATGCGACCAAACTGCAGCGATTGCTGTCTATAACCGAGCTGGCATCGCCATCCGAAGATGTTCACGTTTCGCTGCATCAGGAGAAGGAAGCCAACTGATGGTTATATCCGTTTGTACGCCACCCCAGATGCCCGACTCGATGAAATTGAAACTTGTGGATGAGCCCTTGGTCATGTTCCCCAATTCATACGACCCATCATCGTTGTATTCCACTCGCACATCAAACGCATCAAAGGCATTACGATTCGTGACCTCGTACACGATGCTACGCGGCCGAGACTGCTCGAAACCCCAAACCGGCACGGCGGCAACCGCCTCGGACAACTCAGCCTGTCTCTCCAACAAAGAGACCTGCGCGCGCAAAGCTTCAGCTGTGGACTTCTGCGCCTCGACCTGTTCGCGAAGCGCGTTCGCCGAATCCTTGGCTGCTTCCAACTGGCCTTTGAGCACCTCAAGCTGGGTATCAAATTTCTTCTGCGCCTTAGCAGCCTCCTGTTTTGACGACTCGCTTTCCAGCCATTTAGACACGAACCATGCCACCGGAGAAAGCACAATGCCCAGAACGGTAATCGCCAAGTCTATCCAGGCTGTCGGGTTCTGCGCGAAATCCCCCTGCGCCAGATTCCATAACCATGTGACCATCATCGACCTCTTTCGTAAAGGATCATTCATGTTGAACTTGTCTACCGCAATCTTACGGGGTCGTCACTCTCCTCTCGGCAAGGAGGCCCGCAATGCCCGTAACGGCTGATGGAGTGCGCACGGACGGCAATCCGGTGCCGTTGTGGGAGCGCGAGACGTTGACGCTGCCGCAGGCCGCGCAGGTGTTCAACATCGATTACGACGGCCTGCTGGTCGCGGTGAACCAGCGTGATATCGACGTGTTCCGCCCTTTGAACAAGCGTGGGGAGCCCGGCCGCAGGCACGTGCGCAAGGAAGAGATGCGCCGTTACATCAAGACATTGGAGGAATAGATGGACTCCCATGATTACGGGCATCACGCCTCCGGATACAGGAAGGCCGATGGCGGCCCGTCGAAACGGTTCATGCGTCACCTGACGGTGCTGGCGGTCGTTCTCGTGGCCTGTCTGGTGTGGGTGATGACGCACGAGGTATGCCGCTACCCGTTGGAAAACGGCATCTGTTCGCTGGTCGCTTTCATTGGCGTGCCCATTCGCCTGATCTGCCTGCTCGAGGCCGAGGCGGGCGTCGAATGATGGCTTGCCGGGTTTCTTTCCTTCCCCGGCAATCGACAAGGTCAGTCGCTAACACCGCCACCGCGCCATTCCCGGAGCAGGGGAGTGGCGCATTCGGGGCCGGCAGGTTCGCCCCCGCTGGAGATCACGCGGTGTCATGTACGCGGGGCAAACAGCGGGATGCCGTTCGATTCGGCTCGGTCCACGAAATCATCCAACCATCGAAGAGAGGGGAGTGCGATGACGCAACCCGACGACTACGACCACCGAGAAGAAGGCGAAAGCCTGTTCGAATGGCCGCTGGACAGCGCCGGCCTGCGCATGGGTGCCGGCGAATTGCTGGATCACTTGTTCGAGGTCATCCAGCATCTCAATCACACGGATGCGTGGCCGTTGACCATACTGCCGCCGCGTTGGGGCGATGTGGTCGTGGACCGGGAACGCCGCCAGATTTCGGCGGTGTGTCTGTGGAAACGCAAACCGATCAAAAACCATAAGGAGGACTGAATGTGCGAGCAAACCGAGACAGAAACCGAGCCCGAGGTGGCGCCGCGCGTGGCCTTCGCCACCATATTGCAGTCGCTGGTGGCCGATTCGCCGAACAAGCCAACGCTGCCCGTGATGCTGTCCATGCTTGACCAGGCGATGGATCATACCGGGCTGCGGCTGGAGCGCGATGCCACGCCGACGGACTATGAGGACGATGTGGCGGAAGCGCGCCGCGGCCTCTCGCGCAAGGCGTATGACGTGGCGAGCCTGCTGGCCGACGTCGCGGCCGGTGACGGCGACTGGGAACTGTTCGACCTGGCCGACGAGGCACGTTCCGCCGCCGTTGCCCTGCTGCGCGCGTTGGACGGTGATGCGTGATGGCCGGGGAGAGCGTTCTCACGATCGTCGGCAACCTGACCGCCGACCCGGAGCTGCGCACCACGGGCGGCGGCGCGACCGTGGCGAGCTTCACGATCGCTTCGACGCCGCGCAACTGGAACCGGCAGGCCAACCAGTTCGAGGACGGGCAGGCGTTGTTCATGCGCTGCTCCGCGTGGGGCGACATGGCCGGCCATTGCGTCCAGTCCCTGAAGAAGGGCATGCGAGTGATCGCCCAGGGCCGACTGAGACAGCACTCGTACCAGGCGCAGGACGGCTCCCAGCGCACGGTCATCGACATGACCGTCGACGAGATAGGTCCCTCATTGAGGTATGCGACCGCCGCTGTCAACCGTGTCCAATCCGGTCGCGGCTATTCCGGTGGCTCGACCTATGGGGATCCGGCCAAACCCGCCAACCAGCAACAAGGCTGGCAGAACGGTTCCCCGGCCCAGAACCCCGGCATGCCGGAAGGTGACCCGTGGGCTCAGCCGGCACCCGCCTCTCCTGGCGCCACGTTCGGCGCTTCCAACGATTTTTCATCAGACAGCCAAGACCCCGAATTCTAAGGAGATTCAATGTCACGAAAGAAAAAGACCGATGGCGTGCAGGACGCGCTGATACCCGACGAGATCACGCCGCTCATGCTGCTCGCCCTGACAGCCAAGGCATCACGCATGAAGGACACCGCGGCCGCGTTCCGCATCGCGGCCAGCAAGATGCTCGACCTGGCCACCAAGGATGAATACATCGAAAAATGCAAGAACATCGACCCCATCACCGACGCCCTGTACGACGCCTGCGATCTCTCGCAGCACATCTTCGACGCCGCCAACGCGGTCAACGACCTCATCAACTATCCGGTCGAGGCCCGCGAGCGCGTGGTGAAGGCGGATATCGAGCGCAGTTTGTTGGATCCGTGGCGTGATTTGCCCACTTCGGGTGGGGATGTGGATCCGGATACCGGTGAAATCAAGGAGGACTGAATCATGAGCAAACGCAAGCACGGACGCCAGCAACTGGAGCATGAGCGCCAACGCCGGCGCAGGAAGCGCATGCCGCACCTGCCCGTACACCAGAATCTATCGATCAAGGAGCAGTGACCCGATTCAGTGGCTATCAACATCATCGATATCAACGTAAAGAGCCTCATCCCGAACCCGAACAACCCCCGCAAAGACGTGGGCGATGTCACCGAACTCGCCGACAGCATCAAGGAGCAGGGCCTGCAGCAGGCGCTTGTGGTAACCCCCGACCATGAGGAGCACGGCGAGCGCCTGTTTCGTGTGGTGATTGGTCATCGTCGTTTGGCGGCGTGCAAGTTGGCTGGTTTGGAGTCCGTGCCGTGCATTGTGCGCGAGATGGACGCTCGCACGGAGCGTGAGTTGATGCTGGTGGAGAATTGCCAGCGTTCCGATTTGACGCCGTTGGAGGAGGCTGACGGGTATCAGGGACTGTTGGACTTGGGTGTCGGTGTGGGTGAGTTGGCGGCGAAGACGGGTCGTAGCGAGTCGTTTGTGCGTGGCCGTTTGAGGATTGCGCGCATTCCCGTTGATGTGCGTTCCGGGTCGGAGGCGTTCGCCCAGTTGTCGCTTTCCCAGTTGGATGATCTTGCGGAGTTCGAGGCTTATCCCGACATGATGGCTGAGTTGGCTTCGATGGCGGGCACCAAGAACTGGGATTGGAAGCGTGGCCAGCTGCGGTCGCGGGTTCGCGTCGAGGCGTGGCAGCAGAGCATGAGAACAGCGCTTGAAGCTCTGGGCCTGACTGTGGATGTCTCGGCTTCGGCGTGGACGACGCCGGAGGGCTACCGGTTCTACGACGTGTGGAGCGGCGAGCCCGACCAGTTCGAGAAATGGTGGAAGAAATGGCATGAGGCCAACCCGTACGGACAGCCGATAATCCGGTTCAGCGACTGCACCGTATTGTGCTTCCCGCAATTGTCGCCTGAGGAGATCGCCGAACGTGACGCCCTGATCGAGCGGAGGGAACGGGAGCGGGCGGCATTCCAGGAGGCGCTGGCCGCCCGCAAGGAATTCGACAGGCTGGCGTACACGCTGCGCACGGACTGGATCAGGAAGCACGCCACCGGGTTCAACGGCGGCCAGTTGCGCAAGGCCACCACGCGTCTGAGCCTGCTCGCGCTGACCGGCACCGAACTCTGCCACGGACTGATCAGCGGCGCCTCATGGAACAACATCGACAACGTGCTCGACGCATACAACCTGCTCGCCGCCACGCCGCTGCCATACGACGACACGAGCGATAGGGGGCTGTGGCACGAACAGAACCTCACGGAACTGCATCGCCGCCAGCACGTCGAGGGAGCCGCGAACAGGGAGCTCCTGCTCATCCTGTGCGCCCAGGTCGAAGCACTCATCAAACCCGGCACATGGGCCGACAAGGACGACATCGATCTCGCGCAAACCTACTACCACACGCTCGCAGACCTCGGATACCCCACCAGCGACGAGGAAAACAAGGCACTCAACGGAGAATATCTGCCCGTTGAAGACGAAGAGGCGGAGTGAACCATGACATGGACCCAGATAGACGACGGGTTGAACTTCAGCCCGCAGACCATGCCCGGCACGGTATCCAACGCCGCGTTGGGCCTGTGGGTCAGACTCTGCGTGCACACCGCATACCAACTCCGATTCCCCGCATTCGACGGCGCATTCGACCTCACGGTCGTGCGCTCGCTGAAAGGCAACGCACGGCAGGTGGCGGAGCTGGAGGCCGCGGGAATGCTCGAACCGGCGCTCGCCGCCGGCCGGTGGATGGTGGTCGAGGCCGACACCCTGATGAAATTCGGCGGCACTTCCGGCAGCGGACTCAAGGAGAAAAGAGCCAAGGCCGGGCATGCCGGCGGCGTCGCTTCGGGCGAGTCTCGGCGAAGCAAACGCGAAGCAAATGCTTCGAAGCAAAACGAAGCAAGTGCTTCAAGCAAACCGCGAAGCAAAACCGAAGCAAACCATGAAGCAAACGGTGAAGCAAACGGTGAAGCAAACGGTGAAGCAAAACCGAAGCAAACGTCTGAAGCAAAACGAAGCAATTGCTTCGAAGCAAACGAAGCAACCGGTCCTAACCTAACCATACCTAGCCTTACCTCCCCTGTAGCCCCCTCCGCGCCGAACGCCGAACCGGAGTCGGCCGAGCCGAGCCAAGCCATGGCCGAATCCGGCCACGCCAGGCCGGTGACGAGCCTCGCCGAAGCCGAGGCCTTGGCCGAGGCCGACCCGTTCGCGTTCGCCTGGGACCGGTACCCGAGCCACACCGGCAATCGGGAACAGGCCCGAAACCTGTGGCGGGCCATCACCGGCGGCGACCCGACCGTGCCGCACGTCGAGGCCAGCCAACTGCTCGGAGCCGTCATCCGCTACGCCCAAACCGTGCGCCAGGACGGCGACCGGTTCACGCCATCGATGCGCAAATGGCTCGAAAACCGGCAATACGTCAAATGGCTGTCAAACACACCGGCACACACCGAATGGGGCGGCATCACCCGCCAATGGCTCAACCAGCACGCCATCAGCCAAGTCCCCTCAGGCACGTGGACGGACAGCGTCGAACAGACGTTCTGGGCCCACGTCAAAACCGGCGAAGAGCCGGAGACCGTGGCCGCAAGGCTCGTCAAGGAAATCAACGAAAGGAGCCAGGCATGAGCGACCAGCCCACATCCGAGACCCTGCGCCTCGTGGAAGGCCGCGAGTCCAACCGGTGCATCGTGTGCGACCGATACCTGCGTGCGGGAAACTGGCCCGGCATGAGCCACCACCACAGGAAACGCCGCAGCCAGACATACGGCGACCCCGAACGGCACGCGCCATCGAACGTCATCGACGTGTGCGGCACGGACAACAGCACCGGATGCCACGGATGGATACACCAACACCCCGAACAAGCCCGAGCATTGGGCTACCTGCTCAAAAGCTACGACCCCGAGCCAAGCCAAGTGCCCGTGTACAGCTGCCGGCGCGGCTGGATACTGCTCGACACCGACGGCCAATGGCATTCATGCCCGCCACCCGAAGACCTCCCCACCCACATCAACATCAAGAAAGGCAACGAATGAACGACACCACGACAACCCTCGCCATCGGCCACCGGACCATCCCCCTCGACCCGCCCCGCCCGCCAAGAAAACCCGACATGCTCCTCTGGATCGACACCGAAACCACCGGCGTCGACCCCTACCAGTGCGAACTCCTGGAAGTCGGCATGCAAGTCACCGACATGACCGGCAAACACCCCCACGACAGCCTCCACCTGATCGTCCACCCCGACAACATACGCAACTGGGCCAACTACCCCGAACTCCTGAAAGCCTACGAAATGCACCTCGCCAACGGACTCATGCTCGCCAGCGCCGAAGCACCCAAGGACACCTACGACTACCAGCACACCGCATGGAACATCCACGAATTCCTCAACGACCAACTCAGCCAATACACACTCCACCCCGCCGGCACCAACGTGGACTTCGACCTACGTCAACTCGACGTCCACCTCAGCCGCCACCTCAACCACCCCATCGCCGAAGGACTCCACCACAGAAAACTCGACCTCACCACCCTGCGCCTCACCGACCAAGCCATCGGCCGCGACCCCTACCAGAACCACGCAGGCACCCACCGAGTCCAAGACTGCATCCACAGGGACATCGCGGAATACCGCCACTACCTCACCCTCATGACGGGGCCGGCGCTCGCAGAAAAGGAGGACCGGCCATGAAGCCACGTTGCATCCTGTGCCGCAAGCCCGTGCCCGACAATCACACCCGATGCGTCAAACACTGGCTCAACAACCAGGACCAATGGATGGAGGACGACCAACCGGTACACGAGCACTGCACCCCACGAAGGAGACCCGCATGAGCCACACGGCACGAATCTGGACACAGGAGCAGCTCACCGAGGCATTGGCGAGCGCCTGCGTGCTGGAAGGCGTGAGCATCCTGCACTTCGGTCAATACTCCGATACGGCCAGCCGGAACCTCAAGGCGGTGGCCAAGACCATGTACGAGACCAGTGGCGAGCCGACCATCGTGGAGGACGACGATGAGTGACCTCACCCAACAAGCCCTCACGGCGCTCGCCGACGCGGGGCTGGGCAACGAGTCAGCCGCCGAATCGTTTGTGCTGGGCTATCAGACGGGCTATGACGCGGCGCTCAACCTGGCCATCCGCATCGAAAACGAACTCAACTCGGACGAGCCCACGGACAAGGAGATCGAGACCTGCGCTCGAGGGTTCTTCGAGGGCACACCCGGCCCCACCAACTGGGACGCCGTCAGCGAAGTCTCCAAACAGGCATGGCTGCACGCGGCCAAAAAGGCGCTCGCAGCCGTCAACGCCATGAAAACGAAGGAACAACAATGAACGAGAACACAGCCCTCACCGACATCATCGACGCGGCGCTCGCCGCCGGATGCCAGATCAGCGTGACCGTCACACCCAAAGACTTCTACGAACAGGAGACGGAAGAATGAACGTGAGCGAAAGCATCGACTGGAAGCACTCAACACCGAGCGAACTGTTCCTGCACCGGTTCGTCGCCATCACGAAGAGCGGCCAGACACTGGACGGCTACCTCTCCTACTTCCCCCAAAACGGCTGGTGGATCCTCCAGGACGCGGACAACCTCACCACCGTCATCAAACCGGACGCCAACGGCAACCCCACACTCAACACCGAACTCTTCCGCTCCATCAACGTGCTCAAGGAGATAAGATGAAAGAAATTACATTAATCACCACCGATTTTTACATTAGCGTGCTCGGAGGCACGCGATGAAGCGCGGAAGCTGGTCGGTGGAATCCACCATCGGGCTCGTCTTCACCATCGCCATCGCCGTCATCGTCGCGATGGTGCTGGCCGTCATCGGCCTCACCGTCTACGAGGCAACGAACGTGGCGCCGGAACAGACCATCATCCAGAAAGTCGAGACCACCGGCGATGTGCGCCGCCTGTGCATCGAAGCCAAGACCGGCGAGCGCATCGATGCCATGTCATGCGATTTGATTGACCCGCACACGGGAGGGGTCAGGGAATGACCAGCCAGGAACAACGCGACAAAGTGCTTCGCATGATGCACAACCAAAACACGACGCTCGAGATTTCCGGCCAGCTCGGCATCCCGTTGTGTGAGGTCGTCGCCATCATCCAATCACAAGGCAAGCCGCCGGCGCCGCCGAGGAAGGTGGAGTTCATCGAACCCACGTTCGACATTCCACGGGAATAAACGAAACCCTCCACCGGAGCGGAGGGCATGTCAGCGAAAACCATTTTAGCCGACGTGGAGGGGTTTCGATGGATTGCCAGAATTGTGCCGCCAATATCGATGACGGATGGACACTGTGCGTGCCGTGCGAGCTGAGATTCGCCGGCATGCTGCTGCGCCTGGCGCGTGACGTCACGCCATTGCATGACAGCCTCGACGCGACATTGCATCCGGGCGGGCATGCGCCCGTGCGCATCCAGACGGCCACGCCGCCCACGCCTATCAGGCTGGACGTGCTCGACCTCATCGACATGCTCGACGCCACCGCACGCGAATTCTGGCGTTGCTTGGATGTCATCGATGCCTTGGACTGGCGCAGGGATCCACGAACGGAAGACCTGAAGGCCACGCTCATCAAATGCGCCGGCCACCCCAAGCTCGCCACGTTCGGCGACGCCGGCCTCTACATGCACGTCATCGACGGCATCGCCCGCAAAGTCGATGCCGCGTTGGACCCGCCCGAACAACGCCGAGAGATCGGCACCTGCGAACTGTGCGAGACCATGCTCACCGCAGGCGCGGCAGACCAGTGGGTCACGTGTCCCGTGTGCGGGAGGGAACAGCGAGCGCAGACGGTCAAACTGCGTAGGCTCAAGACGTTGTGTTGGGATGATTCCAAGAGAGGTTCGGCGGCGGAGATAGCCAAGGCGTTCACCGACGCGGGAATCACCGTGCGCAGGGGCACGCTTAACGTGTGGGTCAACCGGGGCAAGCTGTGCAACGGCCCTCAGGGCATCGCCTACTGCGACGTGTACCGGCTCGTGGTCGGAGGTGCAGCTTGACAAAATCGCGACTGTAACCGATGATTGCAGTGGCAGAAGTGTCGAAAAACCCAGCTCATGTGGCTGGGTTTTCGCGTATCTGACCGCATTGCATGGGGCGAGAGTACTCCGCCGGCACGTCCAAAGCGCCGGTGATGTTCGCCCCGCCACTCTTTTCATTTGATTGTGAGGCGATGACGCCATGACAATGCCGGGCATGCCGACCATCAGCCTGCATATCACGTGCAAGGGGAACACCCTCGCCGACATCGACGCCCTGCCCGTGCCCGTGAGCGTCACCCCGTCCGGCCATCTCGTGGTCGACCCCCTCGAACCGGTCATGCGCCGGGCCGTGCAGGCGTTCGTGGACGCCTGGCAGCGGTCGTGCGCCGAGGCCGGGTTATGAGCGGCCACCGTGGCAACCGGCGTCATGCCAATGGCTGGCGCCGCCGGCAGGTCGTGGCCCGCGTGCTGGCGGCCTATGACACGTGCCACCTGTGCGGCAGGCCCGTGGACAAATCATTGCCGCCGGGATTGCCGGGCTCGCCCGAGGTGGACGAGATCATCCCGGTCAGCAAGGGCGGCTCGCCCTACCTGTTCTCCAACTGCCGGCTCGCGCACCGATGGTGCAACCGCATACGCTCCAACCACAGCGTCGCGTGGGCGCGCGAACACATCAAACAAACATTCGAACAGGGGTACACGGCCGACCTGAAGGCCACCTCGATGCCGTTGGCGACGAGCGGCGACTGGTGACGTGGGGAGGAGACCCGTCCGTCCCGGTCGAAGCCCCCTCGGGCGCAGGGCCGATATCTCCCCGGCATGTCAAAACGTAACGCCTTGGCCGGCCGTTACGTTATCCCGTTACGTTTTTTTGGAGGTGAGCGCGGTGATTTGCGAGGAATGCGGCCAGCCGTTCACCCCGTCCGGCCGTGGAAAGAAAGCGAAATACTGTTCGGCCAAATGCAAGCAGCGCGCCTACCGCAGGGCCAAGCGCATGAGCCGCATCACCACGCCTCCCGCCCCGGCCGGGGACGTGGAACATGAGCCCGAGGCGATGGACGCCCTCACCGCCGCCGATTTCGAGGCGATGATGAACGACGGGCCCGAGGACTACGTGAGCGTGCTCAAACGCACGCAGGCCCGGCTCAAGGAAGCCATGTTCAGCGCCGGCACCCCGCCGGGCAGCCTGACCGGCATCAGCAAACAGCTGCTCGCCCTGACCCGCGAAATCGAACGGCTCGAAGGCAACCCCGCACAAGGCATGACGACGCAAGAAGATCCGGAGGACGACGATGACGGAGAATTCCGACCCGAAGCTATCTGAGGTCGCACGCCACATCGTCATGCCCTCCGGCATCGTCACCAGCATGTTCCCCAAGGTCAACAAAAGGGCCAAAGCATGCGGCATCCGCTACGACCGCTGGCAGCAGGGACTGCTGACGCTCATCCTCGGCCGAAGGACCGACGGCACGTTCGCCGCCTCCGTCGGCGGCGTGGTGTTGAGCATCTGCCGCCAGACCGGCAAGACCTTCACCGTCTCCAGCCTCGTGGTCATCCTGTGCACGCTCATCCCGAACCTGACCGTCATCTGGACCGCGCACCACAACCGCACCAACAGCAACACGTTCGACCACGTGCGCACCCTGGTACGCAACCCCGCGCTCATCGGATACCTCGACCACTCCGGCCGCACCGACGGCGTGCGCGGCGGCAACGGCATGCAGGAAATCACCTTCGCCAACGGCAGCAAGATACTGTTCGGCGCACGAGCCCAGGGATTCGCCCGAGGCAACGACGCCGTAGACATCATCGTGTTCGACGAAGCACAGATCCTGACCGAACAGGCCATCAGCGACATGGTGCCCGCCACCAACACCAGCCCCAACGCGCTCGTCCTCTACATCGGCACCCCACCGCGCCCCGCCGACCCCGGCGAAGCGTTCACGGAACGCCGCCGCCAGGCGCTCGCCGGCGAGGACGACATGCTCTACGTGGAATTCTCCGCCGACCGCGACGCCGACAGCGACGACCGCGCCCAATGGAGGAAAGCCAACCCGAGCTTCCCGCGCCGCACCAGCGAAACCAGCATGCTGCGCATGCAACGCCAGCTCGGCAAGGACAGCTTCCGCCGCGAGGCACTGGGCATCTGGGACGAAACCGCCACCAATCGGGCCATCAACCCCGAACAATGGACGAAAGCCGCCACCGACACACCCAACATCAAAGGACTGATCGGCTACGCGCTCGACATGAAACCCGACCGCAGCTCGCTGGCCATCGGCGGCGCCGTCAACCACAGGGACGGCACCGCGCACATCGAACTGCGCCGCTTCGAGTCCACCCAATCCAAAGGCACTCAATGGGCGGTCGACTACATCGCCGACCACTGGCCGCGCACAGCAAGCGTGGCCATCGACTCGCAATCACCCGCCATGAGCCTGCTGGCCGACCTCAAAGCCCGGCACGTGAAAGTCATCGTCACCAACTACAGCGACATGGGCCGCGCCTGCGGCAAATTCCTCGACATGCTCAGAGACGGCAAACTCACCCACCTGCCGGACGACAAAGCACCGGCGCTCGCCACGGCCGTGGCCAACGCCACCACACGGAGCATCGGCAAATCCGGCGCCGTCGGATGGAACCCGATGGGCAGCGACATCGACATAAGCCCGCTCGTGGCATGCACGCTCGCCCTCTACGGCACCACCATAACCAAACGAGACCCGGACCGAGTACAGGAGGTCATGATCGGATGAGCGAACAATCCATCAGCTTCGGCAACCCCTACCTGTCCACCGGCTCCTCGTTCATGACACACATCGCCAACGTGCCCGACAACGACATGACGGACATCATCCGCCTGCTGGAGCTGTGGCGCGCCAAATACCCGCGCAACCTGCTACGCTCCGCGTTCTACGACGCCAAACAACGATTCAACAACCTCGGCATCAGCATCCCGAACATCGTCGCCCAGAAAGCCGGCGTCGTGGTCGGCTGGCCACAGAAAAGCGTGCGCGCGCTCGCCGACAAGAGCGTGTTCGAGGGATTCGAGACCGCCGCCGGAGCCGACAACCACGGCATCGACGAGATCATGCGCATGAACGAGCTCGAAACCGACATGAGCGAGGCCGTCATCAGCTGCTACAAGCACTCCTGCAGCTTCCTGACCATCGACTACGACCCGGACGACAACGAGCGCATCCTCATCACCCCGCGCTCGGCCGACTGGTCCGCCGCACTATGGGACAACGACCGCCGCCGCATCAAAGCCGCGCTGACCATCACCGACAGCGACAAATGGGGCAACATCACCGCATTCAACGCATGGCTGCCCGGCCGCAACTACGCCTGCATGAAAACCGGATACGGGTGGGACGCGGAACCCCAATACAACCGGCTCGACCGCGTCGCCGTGGTGCCCATCGTCTACGACAAGCAGATGGACCGCCCCTTCGGCCGCTCACGCATCAACCGCGCCCTGATGAACCTGACCGACATGGCCATGCGCACCATGGTCCGCATGGAAGCGTCCGCCGAATTCTACTCGGTGCCCAAAATCTGGTTCCTCGGCCTGAGCCGCGAATCCTTCCAACAGGACACATGGAGCGCGCTCGTCAGCAGCATCAACGCGGTCAGCCGCGACATCAACGGCGACATCCCCGAACTCAAACAGGTCTCCCAGGCATCGATGCAACCCCACGGCGACATGCTCGAAACCATCGCCATGCTCGCCTCGGCCGAAACCGACATCCCACCCGAACAACTCGGCATACGACTGGCCAACCCCACCAGCGCCGAAGCGCTCGCCGCCGCCGAGAACCAGCTGACGCGCACCGCGAACCGGCAGAACCGCATGTTCTCCCGCCAGCTCCTCAACGCCATGGGCATGGCCGTGCAACTGCGCGACAACAGCCCGCAGCCGCCCGACCTGACCGGCATCCGCCCCCTGTGGGCGCCGACCCGCGAGGTGAGCGACGCGGCAAGAGCCGACTACTACACGAAGGTCGCCGGCGTGAACGGCGACTGGGCGGATTCCGACGTGGGACTGGCCAAACTCGGCCTCACCTTCGGCGAACTCCAATCGTTCCGCGCCTACCAGCAGCGGATGAAGGCCCAACGGAACATCGACCAGCTCAGACAGCAGCGGATGAATACGCAGGACACGGAGGCGGCTGATGGCAGCGAATCCGAAAGCCCCTCCGGAACTGCAACGGCTGTTGGACAGGGCATACAGGGACTACCAGACCGATCTTGACAACCTCAGGGAGGGCGCGGCCGACGTCATCGAGAACATGGTCGACCGCGACCCTTTGAACGTCAAGGACGCGATCCGCGACTTCTCCCGCGACGCCTCCCAGCTGGCGAACGAATACTACGACACCGTGCGCGGCCTGTGGAGCGAATACGCGGGCGTCCGGCTCGACGACTTCGACCACACGCGGCTCATCGACCCCGACCGCGCCCTCTGGCAGGTGCAGGGCGGCTTCAACAACACCGACTACGCCGGCCTGACCTACACGCAGGTCAAGAACGGACAGTCACGCGCGGGAGCCACGATCGAAGACCTGTGGCCCGATCTGGGCAACCCGGATGACGCGATGCAATTCGTCGCCGACATGATCAACGCCTCCGCACGCCTGACCACCCAACGCAACATGCGCATCGACCCGTCGAAACCACGATGGGCCAGAGTGCCGCGCGGAGCAAGGACATGCGCGTTCTGCACCATGCTCGCATCACGGGGCTTCACCTACCTGAGCGAAGACTCGGCAGGCCTGGAGATGCAATACCACCGGGACTGCGACTGCCAGATCGTCCCCAGCTGGGGCCGCCAGACACTCGCCGGATACAACCCCGAACGGCTCACCGCCATGTGGCAGGAAGCCAGCAAGGGAGGCGGCGACTACCGGGAGAAGCTCAAGCGCATGCGCCGGGACAATCCCATGGCGTTCACGGACGGCGTCTACCCGACGCCGACCATGCCGTGGGAGCAGTCCGTCAGACTCCTGTCAATGAAGGGAGAGCCAAAAGGCACTGCGGAATCCTGGTACCGGCGCCAGCTCGCCGTCGGCGTCGACCCGAGCAGGGAAATCCTCGAACGGCACGAGATCGTGTTCCTCGAGAAGTTCCAGAAGCTGGGCGAGGAATACGAGTGGATACCGAAAAGCCATGACGGCAAGCCCAGCAACGACTTCCACTGGCTGAGCCACGAATGCGACGCCGAACTGAAATCACCGGCAGGCCTGAAATACAGGAACGTGGCCCAACGCATCAACGACGCCGTCGTCGGCGGCGTCGAACAGGGCGTTGTCAAGGACGTGTTCGTACTGGACTTCGGAAGCACGAAACTGCCCGACAAGTTCGTCAACCAACTGTCGCTGTACAACGCCCGTCATGAATCCCACATCAAAGAGCTGTGGGTGTTCGACTCGGAAGGATTCCACCAAATCGTATTGAAATAGAAAAACGGGGATAACCCCCCGGATTATGTGCCGGTCTCAAGAGCCGGTTACGTGGGATCCCCGTTACCTCGATTCTACCATACGGCGGGTTGCCAGAGAGGCCGATCGGGGCCGACTGTAAATCGGCTGCACCACGCCACGCAGGTTCGAATCCTGCACCCGCCACTCCACACCACCCGCACGGGTGGTTTTTACGCCCGGAACGGGCCCCATCAACCACAAAGGAGAACCATCATGCACGACATGCCGCACTGGCACCGATTCCGCAACAACCTTCGTCTCATCGATTCCGGCGCGGACGAAGGCGGCTCCGGCGACCCCGCAACGGGAGACCCGGCCGACACCGGCGAGGACATCGACTGGAAGGCGAAGTTCGAGGAGCAGCGCGCCCACTCGCGCAAATGGGAGCAGCGCGCCAAGGACAACAGCAAGGCCGCCGAGGAACTGCAACAGTTCAAGGACTCGCAGCTGTCCGAAGCCGAGAAGGCCGCCAAACGCATCAAGGAACTCGAAGCCGCCAACGCCGCCTACGAGGCGGAACGACAGCAGAACGAGTGGAAGGCGCAGGTCTCCAAGGAGACCGGCGTGCCCGCCTCGCTGCTGCACGGCGACACGCTCGAGGCCATGACCGCGAACGCGAAGGCCATCGACCAGTACGCGCACCCCAAGCCCAAGGGCATGCCCAACCAGGGCAAGACCCCCGACGGCAAGGCCGCCGACGCCGACGAACGCGCATGGGCCGACGACCTGTTCTCCAACCTCTAAACGCAATCATCCCCCAGAAAGGAACAACATCATGGCAATGGACACCAGCAAACTCCACCTGCCCAAGACCGTCGCCACGGCCGTCGTCAACAAGGTCAAGGAAACCTCTACCATCGCCGCGCTGTCCCCGAGCAGCCCGCAGATCTTCACCGACAAGGAATACATGATCTTCAACGGCGCCGCCGAGGCCGACGTGACCGCCGAAGGCCAGACCAAGAGCTCCTACGAGCAAGACCTGAACTACGTGAGCGGCAAGACGTTCAAGGTGCAGACCACCACCCGCGTCACTAGCGAGCTCAAATGGGCCGACGAGGACAACCGCTTCCAGATCATCCAGTCCATCCAGGCCGACCAGGCCGAGGCCATCGGCCGCGCCCTCGACTACGTCGTCTACCACGCCATCAATCCCAAGACCGGCGAACCCCTCACCGGATTCGACGCGCTCACGGCCCGCGCCATGCAGGTCACCGCCGGAGACGACGACATCACCAACGTCGACAACCTGGCCGACCAGCTCAACGAGACCTACGACATCAACGGCATCGCCATCAGCCGCACGTGGGCCTCCCGCCTGCGCAAGATCCGCGTACCCGCCACCGGCATGCGCTACTACCCCGAGATCCCGCTCAACCTGCAGGTCGGCACCCTCGACGGCATCAAGGCCGCCACCAGCGCCACCGTCAACGGGGCCAAGGCCAAGACACCCACCCACGTGCTCGCCATCATGGGCGATTTCAGCCTCATCAAATGGGGCATGGTGCGCGACATTACGTCCGAGATCATCCCCTACGGCGACCCCGACCAGACCGGCGTCGACCTCAAAGCCCACAACCAGATCGCCTACCGCACCGAGGCCATGTTCTCCTACGCGGTCATCGAACCCAAGGCGTTCGCCGTGCTCAAGTCCTCCACGGAAGCGGGTGACTGATGAGCGCGTTCACCCAGGACTTCATCATCCAGCCGGCAGGCAAGAAGAAACACAAGACCGGGGCCATGGACGTGCCGGCACGCCTGTGGAACCCCGACGGTACGCCGTTCACCGGCGGCTCCGCCTATACACTGCCCGCCGCCACCACCGCGGCGCTGGGAGGCGTGAAGAAAGGTGCGTCCGTCGCCGCCGTGTCCGCGGCCGATGCGACGGCGGCCGCCGGCACCACGCCGACCAAGGCCGAATTCGACGCCGTGGTAACCGAACTGAACGAGACGAAGAAGAAGCTCAACGCCGCGCTCGCCTCGCTCAAGGCCGCCGGCGTCATCGGATAAGGAGGCCCGTCATGGCCGATGAACCCGAGCCGTTCGCCACGCACGAGGACCTGGAGAAACGCTGGCACACGCTCACGCCCGACGAACAGGCGCAGGCGGACGAGCTGCTGCTCGATGCGAGCGAGAACATCCGCAACCACGTGTCCGTCTACCCCGAGACCCATGAGGATTCGTGGTGGACGGCGCACCGGCGCGGCCTCGAGATCGTCTGCTGCCAGATGGTGCGCACCGCCATGGAGCAGCAGGTGTCCGGCGTGCCCACAGGGGTCACGCAGAACACCGAGACCACCGGCCCCTTCTCCAACTCCTACTCGTGGGCTTCGCCGGACGGCTACCTGCGATGGAACAACGACTACCTCACAGTGCTCGGCTTGGGTGGCCAGCTGGCCTTCAGCATCGACATGGCATCCGGGGAGGTGGTCTGATGGAACGCATCGACGTTTGGCGCGGCGAGCCCGGACTTGACGCCGACGGCAACACCGTGCAGGGCCCGCTGGAACTCGTCATGAGCTTCGACGGGCTCGTGGCCCCGGTGAACACGCCGGAAACGTCCTCGGACGATTCGCATGGCGTGACCTGGGACCACGCCATCTACATCCGTTCCAAGACCCCCACCGGCATCCGCGACACCGACCTGATCGGCGTGCGCGGCAGGCGGGTGCCCGTCGACGGCGTGGTGTGCGTGTGGGAGAAACCCGACGGCACGCACGTCGGCGACGTCGTCAACGTCAGACTGAAGGAGGGGTAGATGGCCCGGAGCAAGGTCAAGGTCGTGCTCGACCGCACGAATTTCAGCGACGAAGTGCTCAAACGCGCCGTCAAACCGGTCATGGACGACGTGCAGGAACAGGTGGAGGGCATGGCGGCCGTGGATCCGGCGATCAAGGTGTACCGCAACGAGGACACCGACCGCACCAACGTTGTCGCCACCGCTCCGGCCGCGTTCGAACAGGCCCACGGAGTGCTGAGCCAGATGCTGGGCATGGTGGTCGTATGAGCGTCATCCGGCCACCCGTCCGCCCGAACCGGGTGGAACCCGTGCTGCTCGAACGTCTGCGCGACCGGTTTCCCGACGTGCGGTTCGGCACCGTCCGCAACCGGGGTAATCCGCCCAGGGAATGCGTGCTGGTCGCCGTGCCCGGCCGGAAGGCCACGCCCGTCAGCCAGCAGACGCGCCTTCGCATCTCCGTGTGGGTGCGTCGCGACGACGGGACCGGCGACATCGACGCCGCGCAGAACCTCGCCGCCGACATCGAACTGTATCTGACCGGCCTGTATCCGCCACGGCCGGTCGTCACCATCGACCACGAGTCGGGGCCGATCCGCATGAGCGACGAGAACGGCTGCCTCATGGCGTACCTCACGCTCCTGCTCACCGTCGAAACCAACCAAGCATAATCATCGAAAGGCGTATGGCAAATGGCCACAGACACTTCGTACATCACCAGCGGCAACCGCGCCGACCTGGTCAAACTCATCAAGGACTACGCGCTCTTCCTGTGGAAGCTCGACGATCCGAACATCCCCGCGATGCCCGACTCCGAAACCTGGACGCCGCCGGAGGGCAAGAAGCCGGTCGGCTACAACTCGGAGGACGGCGCGGTACTGCACCCCGAGCCGGGCGACGAGACCGAGATCAAGGGCCACAACGGCGACATCGTGGTCTCCGAACAGGAGCCCGGCTACTGGACCCTGCAGATACCCGGCATCGAATGCCGTCAGGACATCGCCGAAGCCTACTTCGGCGTCAAGGCCGACACCGACGGCAACTTCCATGTCAGGGACGCGGCCACGAACATCGAATACATGGCCGTGCTCGCATGCCTCGACCAGTACGGCAACCCGATCGTGCTGCCCATCGGCAAATGCAAGGTCTCCGACCGCGACGACATGACCCTCGTATCCACGGAGGTCGTGACCTTCAACGTCACGTTCAAGATGTTCAAGGCCTCGGACGGCTACATGTTCCACGTCTATGGTCTGCTCGCGGCCGAGAAGGCCGGACTGGCCACCAAGGTCGACTCGCTGGCCGCCACCCCGAACACGCTGACCGTCGCCGCCGGCCGCACCGCGACGTTCAACGTGACCGTCTCCCCGGCGAACGCCACGGGCTGGACCATCACCGCCACAAGCGGCGACACCGCGAAGGCCACCGCCACCGTCAACGGCAACACCGTCACCGTGACCGGCAAAAGCGCCACCGAAACCGGCAAACCCGTCACCATCACCGCCACCGCCGGCGGCAAGAACGTGACCGTGCCCGTCACCGTCACCGCCTGACCCTGACATTCTTCCCCGCCCACACCGATGGCGGTCCCTGCGGACGGGGAACCCTCCACGCATCGACCGCCGCAACCAATATTTTTTAGGAGACCGCCATGAGCGAAGAAAACAAGCCCATCGAAATCGAACCCGACATCAACACCGACGCCGAACAGCAGCCCGACGTATGCCTCAGCCTCAAGGGACTCGACACCGAAGTCACACTCCCCAACCTCAACTCCGCCGACCTGCCCATCGAACTGGTCAACGTCGTGCTCATCGTCAAAAGCAAGGTCGTCCTGAGCGAGGAGGAGACGTTCCACGCCACCGCCGTGTTTCTCGCCTACCTGCAGGAAATGCAGCCGACCCTGTGGAACAAGCTGCGGAAGGCCGGCAACCCGCTCGGCTGGATCAGCGCCATCGTCAAAGGCTGGGCCGAAGGATCGGGCCTCGACCCAAAATCGTTTACCTCCTCATCCTCCACCAACAGCATCACTCGGCGCTGACCACCGACTGGCTGACCCGCTACCGGCGCGTCTGGAAGCCATGCCACCTCAACGCATGGCTCGACGCGCCAGCCGGCCGCAAACCATCCGGCAACCTCGACTACGAGAGCGCATGGGCGCTCACCCGCGAAATCCTGCGCGACCACACCTCCAACAGCTTCGCCGCGCTCGCCGGATGGTCATACACGCCCACCGGCGCGGAAATCGCGCTCTGGGACCAGATGGAACTCGAAGGCCGACTCAAACGCAAGGGATACCGGCCATGGGCCGACCGGAGAACCGACATGTTCCGCCGGGCGAACACGGAAACCCACGCCGATTATGAGGCGCGCATGGCCCGCCGCAAACGCCTCAACGACCACTACCACATCGAATGACCCCGACCGCCATCGGGGCCTCCCAACCACACAGGAGAAGCCCCGATGGCAGAAAGCAGCATCGGCGTCGTCTACATCGAAGTCGCACCAAGCGGCAAGGACTTCGGCAAGAAACTCGAAGGCGACATCATCCAAGCCGTCGACAACGCCGCCAAGACCGGCGGCACCAGCATCCTCGGCAAATTCGGCGGCGCATTCGGCAAAATCGGCAAAGTCGGACTCGGAGCCATCGGCACCATCGCCGGAGGCATCACCGCACTCGCCGCCAAAGGCGGCTTCCAACGCGCCCTGAACATCGAAAACGCGCAGGCCAAACTCAAAGGCCTCGGCCACGACTCCAAAAGCATCGCCGAGATCATGAACAACGCGCTCGCCAGCGTCAAAGGCACCGCGTTCGGCCTGGGCGACGCGGCCACCGTGGCCGCGACCCTGAGCGCCGCCGGCATCAAATCCGGCGACCAGATGACCAACGTCCTCAAAACCGTCGCCGACACCGCACAGATATCAGGCCGCAGCCTCACCGACATCGGCACCATCTTCAGCAGCGTCGCCGCCCGAGGCAAACTGCAGGGCGACGACATGCTCCAACTCATGAGCTCCGGCGTACCCGTCCTCCAACTGCTCGCCAAACACCTCGGCAAAACCTCGGAAGAGGTCTCCGACATGGTGTCCAAAGGCAAAATCGACTTCCAAACATTCGCCGACTCCATGCAGGAAGGCCTCGGCGGAGCCGCATTGGCCGCCGGCGACACCTTCAGCGGCGCTTTGGCGAACGTGAAGGCCGCTCTCAGCCGGTTGGGCGAAGGCCCCGGCAAGCTGGCGCTCGAATCGTTGCGCAAGACGTTCAACGCGGCCATTCCGGCCGTGGACGCGCTCTCAAGCCAGCTCACACCGTTCGTGGAGCAGTTGAACGGCAAGCTCACCCCGTATGTGGACAGGGCCGTCAAGCTCATCGAGCAATTCAGCCAGGGCTTGCAGGACGGCAGCATCACCGTTCAGGACATCGCCGGCAGTCTCGGCCAATTGGCCGGAGCGTTCGCATTGTTCGCCGGGGTCGGCGGCAACGTGGACAAGATCACCAACGTGTTCGACACGCTCGGCAAAATCGGCGACGGCGGATTCGACAAACTCACCACGGGCGTGAAGCAACTGCCCGGCCAACTGCAATCAGGACTGTCCGGCCTGCAACAGTTCAAATCGTATTTCAACAAGGACCTGCGCGCCGCGCTCGCCGTGGACGGCGACCCGTTCGCGAACGCGGTCAACCGCGTCCAGCAGGGCGGCGAACGACTCGCCGGCCCACTCAAGCAACTGGGGGCGAAGCTCGCGTCCACGGACATCGGCCGGTCCGTCTCGGGCATGGCCAACGGGCTGGGCGTCGAGTTCGGCAAGATCACCAGCTCCCTCGACTCGAACATCAAGACGCTGGGCGCCAAGGTCGGCGGAGGATTCTCCGGCGTGTTCTCCAAGGTGTCGGACAGCGGCCTCGTGTCCGGCCTGTCGTCGATAGCCGGCAAGGTGAAGTCCGCCACAGGGCCGATCGTCTCAGGATTGGGCGACGTGTTCGGCGGCATCGGCAACATGGTCGGTCCAAAGGTCCAGACGGGGCTCGGCAAGATCGGCTCCCTGTTCGGGTCGTTCTTCAGCCCCGGCAATTTCATGAAGTACATGGGCATCGCCGGCATCATCGCCGCATTGGTCGCGGGCCTCGGCATGCTGGACCAGAGCATGCAGGGGCAGTTGTTCGCGATGATAGGCCAGCTGTCCGCGCAACTGCCGACACTGCTGCAGCAGCTGAACATGCAGATCACCGCCAGCCTGCCGGCCATGCTCGCCCAGGGCGCGGCCATCCTCACCGCGCTGATGAACGCGATCAGCACGAACGCACCCCAGCTGATGACCACCGCCGTGCTCATCGTCACCACGTTGGTCAACGGGCTGGCCTCGCAACTGCCCACGCTGCTGCCGGCCGCTCTCGACATGATCATGGCGCTCGTCAACGGATTGGCATCCAACGCCGGCCAGCTGCTCAACAGCGGCATGCAATTGCTGCTCGGCCTCGCGCAGGGTTTGATGAACGCGCTGCCGCAGCTCATCGCACAGGCACCCACCATCATCGGCAACCTCGTGCAGTCGATAGCCGCGAACCTGCCACAGATCCTGCAGACGGGCGTGAAGATCCTCGTGACCCTCGCCAACGGTCTGGCCAGCGCCATACCGCAGCTGATCGGCAAGATCCCCGCCATCGTGCGCTCCATCTGGAACGGGTTCACAAGCGTGAACTGGGGCGAGGTCGGCATGAACATCATCACCGGCATCGCCTCCGGCGTCACATCCGCCGCCGGCAAGCTCGTCGACGCGGCGGTCGGTGCCGCCAAGGACGCTCTGAACTGGGTCAAGGACAAGCTCGGCATCCATTCGCCGTCCCGCGTGTTCAGGGACCAGGTCGGCGTGATGATAGGCCGCGGCATGGCCGAGGGCATCGATCAGAGCCAGCGGATCGTCAACCGCAGCCTCGACCGGATAGCCGCCGGACTCACGCTCGACGACCATTCGTTCGGCTCGCCGTCCATCGGAACCATTGGCGGAGGCACGGGCATGCTGCGCGACGGCAATGAACAGGCCTCCATGCAGACCGCCTTGCTGGAACAGCTGCTCGCCGCACTGGTCGCCCTGCACGCGGACATCCCGACCATGCTGCAGGCATTAGGTGTCGAGGTCGACGGGCGCGAAGTAGGAAGGCTGATACGCAAGTATGCAAACGCTTAAATATGTGTGCGCGTCGACCGGCGACGAGATCGTCATGAGCGGCCCCGACATCTTCGCGCAGACCGCCGAAGGCATCCGAGGCCGCTCATGGAGCTACGACCTCGGCTATAGGAGCCTGAGCGGCGTGACCCGCACCGCGAGGGAGACCGACCTGGAACTCACCTACCTGCGGTGCCCGGAGAAGGCGGACTGGACGCGCCGCCTGTTCGATGCCGACGTTGCCGCAGGAACGCCGGGCATGTTTGATGCTGACGGCTGGACGACTCGCGCCTACGTGGTCAAGGCGGAGCCGCAGACCATCACGCCGGTGATAATCCAGCAGAAGCTCACCGTGGTCATGCTTGACGGCATCTGGCGTAAGGCCGGGGAAGTGCAACGCTTCTGGAGCGATTCACTCCAGCCCGGCCTCGACCTGGATTATCCGCACGATTACGAGCATGACTACAAGCCGACCACCAGAAACGCCACCGCACACAACCCGCAGCCCACGGCCATGCCGTTCCAGATGACGATCTTCGGACCCGCGACCGCGCCCGCCATCACCATCGGCGGCAACCGGTACAAGCTGACCACCGACATCCCCAGCGGTGCTTTTGCGACCATCGTCGGCATCGCCGGCCGCAAAAGCGTCACACTGACGGCCGAGAACGGCGACGTCACCGACATTTTCGCCAAGGCCGAACGCGGCGACGGACTGGACGGCGGAAACTACATCTTCCAACCCATACCGCCCGGCGACAGCCCCGTCGAATGGCGGGGATTCGGCTTCGACTTGACAGTCTTCGAAGAGGAGAGCGAACCGCCATGGACCTGATCGTCACCGACGCCGGCCACATCGACCGCGCCGTCATCGAGGACTACGCCCTCGACGCCGCCTGGGGAGCCGACGAAAACGACTTCGAACTCACGGTGGACCGAATGCTTGAACCCGGCAGCTACGTGTACGCGGACGGCTCGGAGCTCGGCGGCGTCATCGACTCGCTGCGCGACCGGCTCGAACGCGGCGGTTCTACCCTCACCTATGGCGGCAGGACCTGGCATGGCATCCTCGCCAACAAGATCCTCGCCCCCGACACGGGCCAGAACTACCTCGTCGTCTCCGGCAAAGCCTCCACGGTCATCGGCATGATCGTCAACCGTGTCGGTCTCGCCCCCCTGTTCCAGGCCGTCGCACCACCACCGGGCATCGGCGACCCCGACATCAAGACCTATCAAGTCGCCCGCTACACCGACTGCTATGCGGGACTGAGGGCGATGTGCGCGGCCAACGGGCTCAAACTCAGACTCGCCTACAGGTCTGGACACGTAGAGATCTGGGCAGAACCCGCCGCCCACTACGGCGACTCGATCGACTCCGACCTGATCGACTTCGATGCGACCCGCACATGGCTCCGCGTCAACCACCTCATCGGCCTCGGCAAAGGCGAACTCGCGAACCGCACCGTGGTCCACTGGTACGCCGACAAGGACGGCAACGTCAGCCAGAACCAAAGCCTGCACGGAACCGAGGAGATCGCCCAAACCTACGACTACTCGAACGCCGAATCCGACGAGCTCGACGCCAAGACCCGCGACAAACTCATCGGCATGCAATCACAAGGCGACGTGAAAGTCACCGTGCGCGACGGCACCGAGATCGAGATGGATGTAGGCGACACCGTCGCCGCACGCGACCAGATCACCGGCATCACCGTCCAAGCGACCGTCACCAAGAAAATCACCAAAACCAAGAACGGCTCCACAAGCATCGACTACGAAGCCTCATAGAAAGGAACGTCATGGCCAAGAACAACGACTGCATCGTCGCCGAATGCGACCGATGCGGAAGATTCGCCTGGTACACCCCATCGAACGCAGACGCCCTGAAAAACGACTGGTGGGACGTGCAACGCCTCGACGCCGACGGCAACCAACACGGCTACTTCTTCTGCTCCAACTGCCACCAGGAATACGTCAACCGTCTCAGGGACGCCGACAACAGCTTCGAATCATGGAAGAAGAACGGAGGCAGGCAATGACCATGGAACTCGTCACCGGGCACGCGGGCGAACCCCACGTCACCGCCGCACAGGACGCGGCCCTCCACGCAGGCGTCATCGGCGGCGACGACTACGTGCTGTCCACAAAGGACCGATTCGCCATCAACGTCGTTAGCGCCAACAAGGTCACCATCGCTGGCGGCGATCTTGTCATGCAGGGCTACCATGCCAGCAACGACAAACCCGCCGACCTCATCATCACCAACGGCAGCCAAGGCCAAAAAAGAAACGACATCATCTGCTGCCGCTACACCAAAGTCGGCGACTCCATAGAATCCGCCAACCTCGTCGTCGTCAAAGGCACACCCACAACCGGAACCCCGGTTGACCCCACCCTCAACACAACCCCCATATCGCAGGGAGCCACCACCTACGACATGGCGCTGTACAGAGTCCCGCTCGACGGCATCACCATCGGCGAACCCGAACCCATGTTCAACATCCTCCAACCAATGTCATCCGTGTGGGATTCCCTAACCCAGCGTTCCACGACATGGCGAGTACCGTACAGCAGCAACAGCGTTTTGCTTACGCGCATCGGTGATATCTGTTTCATGGGCGGCAACGTGAAATTCAACAATAGCGGGCAGAACAATTACACGAAGGCTCAGGAGAAGATCCCCGAAGGGTATCGACCCGTCAGCGTCAATACGCCCGTGGCCGTTTTCGGTGGTGAAACGACATTCATCTGTTACGGCGAGGCCAATGGCACCGTCACGATGCTCGGCAACCCGAACAGCGCGTATGCGGGATGCACCGGCGTATGGCGCACCACCGACCCCATGCCCGCGTAGTTTTCCCTAACCCCTGTCACGGGCCGGGTCAAGATGCCGTATTCCGATAGGCATATCACTCTGGTTCGCGTCGGCCGTATCGTCACCGCCTGCGCGTATATCACGCTGACAAGTAATTTCAATCAGGTCGGCAACGTGTCCGTCAACGAG